TTGCCACTTTGGCAGTAGAATTGACAAAATATCCATCAACAACAAGTGTAAGAGCTGGTTGAAAAAAAATAATTAAAATATTTATTAAATAAATGAATAGGAGTTATTAAAATGAAGAAACAAGAGTTAATAAAAATAATTGAAACAGTAGTTCGTAAAGAAGTGAAAAAACAAATGAATGAGATATTTATTAAAGAAGAAAACTCATCTTCACTTACCGAATTAGTTTCAAAACCATTAACAGAAAAAGAGTTCAAAGAACCTATTAGAAAACAGTATAAAACTAAACCCAAAAAAGAGGTTCATTATACATCAAACGATACTCTTAATAAGATTCTAAACGAAACCGTTGGTGGAGTTCCACAAGGTGAAGGTGGAGGCCCACAAGTTGGATACGAAGATTATCCAACTTTAGGTGATGAAGTATTTGATTCGAGTAAGATAAATGATGTTTTAGCAGGTTCACCATCAGGAGTAGCAACTACTGAAACCGTAAAACAGAAGAAACGAGATATTGGAGCAGTTCAAACTATTAAAAATGCAAGAGTGAATGTTAACCAAGTTCCTGACCATGTACAAGATGCATTAACAAGAGATTATTCAGCAGTTATGAAGGCAATTGACCAGAAAAAAGGTGGCGGAAACAGTTTTCGTCCATAATGGAGTAAATAAATGGCCCGAGCACGAAGTGCATTAGAATTAGATTTAGATCCAGATGTAACAATTGGTTTAGGATTACCTATGCAACATGATGATGTAAATGGATTTTTTCCTGGTACATCAACTACACTTTCTCAAACAGGAAGTAATATTAGAAATTTACTTTTAACAAATAAGGGTGAAAGAGTGGGACAACCTACCTTTGGTGCAGATATATTTTTAACTTTGTTTGAACCAATGAGTGATGAACTTATTACTCAAGTTGAAGAAAAAATATCAGAGACGATGGCAGAGTGGTTGCCCCATGTAGCAATTAATAAACTGAATGTAGAACCAGATGAAGTAGAAGTTAATCAGTTAAATATTGAACTTGAATTTAGTCTCGCAATAAATCCAGAAGTTCATGAAACTATAACTCTGAGTTTCCTTACTGGTGAATAATTTAGTGGAGAAATAAAATGGCAAGAGTCCAAAAAGATGTTAGATATTTAAATAAAGATTTTGGTGCTTTTAGAGAAGGTTTGATAGAGTTTGCAAAAACTTATTATCCAAATACATATAATGATTTTAATGAAGCATCTCCAGGAATGATGTTTATCGAAATGGCATCCTATGTTGGTGATGTTTTATCTTATTATGTAGATTCTCAATTTAAAGAAATGTTATTAGCTTATGCGGAAGATACAAAAACTATTTATGAAATGGCCCAAGTATATGGATATAAACCAAAAGTAACTCGTCCATCTTTTGCAAATGTTGATATTTTCCAAACAGTCCCAGCAACAGGAACGGGTACTACAGTTAAACCAGATATGAGTTACGCTTTAACTGTTAATGAGGGAGCACAAATTACCGCAAATAATGGTACGGTGTTTAGAACGTTAGAAGATTGTAATTTTAAATTTTCAAGTTCGTTTGATCCCTTAACTATTGATGTATATGAGATAAACCAAACAACTAAAGTTCCATCATTTTATTTATTAAAGAAAAGTGTTAGAGTATCAAGTGGAACTATAAAATCAGAGACTTTTACTTTTGGGTCAGCAGAATCATATCCACGAATAAAATTAGCAGAATCAAATGTTATAGAAATAATTTCAATAACAGATAGCGATAATAATACGTGGTATGAAGTACCATATTTGGCACAGGATACTACATTTATAGATACGGAAAATACATCCGCAAACGATCCAAGTTTGGTTCAATATAATGATACAGTTCCATATTTGTTAAAATTAAAAAAGACACCAAGACGATTTGTTACTTATATTACTCATGGTGGTAAAACAGAGTTAAGATTTGGTGCTGGTATATCAGATAGTCCAGATGAAGAAATAATTCCAAATCCAAAATCAGTTGGTTCTTCGTTACCAGGAAGTCCAAGTAAACTTGATACATATTTTGATCCAGCGAACTTTTTGAAAACAGAGGCATATGGTCAGGCACCAGCAAATACAACTCTTACTATTAAATATGTATATGGTGGTGGGATAGGTGATAATGTACCTGCAAGTACAATAACAAGTTTAAGTGATATTGGGTTTACACAAGAAACTACAGGTCTTGATGCAGATTTAGTTACTTCAACCCAAAATTCGGTAGCAATAACTAATCCATATCCAGCAACGGGAGGAAAATCAGCCGAATCCGCGATAGAAATTAAAAATAATGCTTTAGCATTCTTCCAAGCACAAGGTAGAACGGTAACAAAAGAGGATTATATTACAAGAACTTATGCGATGGGACAGAAATATGGAGCAGTGGCAAAGGCTTATATTGTTCAAGATGAACAATTAAATATTCCAAGTATGCAAAAAGAAACTTCAGATGGTTCAAATGTTTTTATTGATGAAAGAAGTTTAGATCAATTAAAAACGAAAGATATACAAACATCTATTAAAAGACTTCCAAATCCAATGGCGTTAAATTTATATACACTTGGATATGATGAAAATAAAAAACTTACCCAACTTAACGTGGCAGTTAAAGAAAATCTTAAAACATATCTTAGTCAATATAGATTAGTAACTGATGCAATTAATATTAAAAATGCATGGATTATTAATATTGGAATTAAATTTACTTTTATAGCAAGGAGGGGGTTTAATAAAAGTGAGATAACTTTAAGGTGTATTCAAAAAATTAAAGAATTTTTTAATGTAGATAGGTGGCAAATTAATCAACCAATTGTTATTGCAGAACTGGCCTCAGCTATTTCAAATGTCGATGGAGTAGGAGCTATTGTTCCACCAGCAGCTGATAATCCACAAAAACATCCTATATTAATTACTAATAAATGGCAAACTGCCGATGGTTATTCTGGGAATGTATACGATATAAATTATTCAACGAAAGATGGTATAGTATATCCTTCTTTGGATCCATCTATATTTGAATTAAAATTTCCTGATGCAGATATAGAAGGAAGAGCAGTTGGTGATTCTGTGGGTATGATTTTTTAAAGGAGAAAGTAAATGCATTATTTTGAATTTCCAACCAAAGATACAACTTTATATGAGATAAGTCATAGTATGAATACTGGACTTGATGAGATTCTTGAAATAAGAAAAGACATGAGTTCAGATGGACTTACTATTTATACTTCACGGGCACTTATCAAATTTGATTTGGCTTATATTTCTCAATCAGTATCATCAGGATTAATTACATCTGGTTCATTAACAAAATTTTATTTAAATTTATATGATGCAAATTCGACTGGATTAAATAAAGACCAAAATTTATATGCTTATCCTGTTAAACAATCATGGGATAATGGTTCTGGAAGATATAATCTTTTTCCGATAAGAGCGGATGGTGCTAGTTGGAGATGGAGAGACAATGAAAATACAAGAACTCAATGGCATACTATTTCTGGATCAGGTGGAACTTGGTATAGTGGAAGTGGATATAAAGCCTCTCAATCTTTTACAAATGAACCAGCCGATTTAAGAATGGATGTTACAGATATTACTTGGAAATGGTTACATAGTACAGTTCCAAATGAAGGATTTATGTTAAAGAGGAGTGGTAGTATTGGAAATACAGATTCAAATCTTGAAGAAGGAAATACTACAGAATATGGAAATTTTAGTTTCTTTTCACGAGAAACCCATACAATTTATCCACCAAAGTTAGAAGTAGTTTGGGATGATTCTACTTGGGCAACTGGAAGTTTATCACCACTTACACCAGCAAATTTAGAAGAAATGACTCTTTATATGAGAGGATTACGATCAAAATATAAAGAAAATTCAAAAATGAAATTTAGAGTTATTGGTAGAGAAATGTTTCCAGAAAGAACATATTCATCTACTCAATATTCTACTGGGTATAATACTGTAAAATATTTACCAAGTGGAAGTACATATTATCAAATCAAGGATGCTTATACCGAAGATGTTATAGTTCCATTTGGAAGTGGTTCAGTAGTAAGTTGTGATTCCACAGGAAATTATTTTAATTTGTGGATGAATGGATTACAGGCTGAAAGATTTTATAGAATAGAATATAAAATTGTAAGTGGTAGTGGAACTGCCGATGAAACTGTCCAATTTTTTGATGAGAAACATTCGTTTAAAGTAGTGAGATAAAAAATGCCATATACTAAAGAAGAATTAAAGAAAAATGAGTTTTGGCAAAGATTACACGAACAAGATAGAGCAGATTATCAAAAAAAACTCGAACAAGCCGAAACATTTAGAGGTACTACAGAAATAGTTGATCCTAAATACGGCATTAAAGGAATATTACCAATAAAAAAAACTATTCCACTAAGAAATGAAGGGGGCATATTTTTAGCTTTCGAGGATCCAGATACAGGATTAAATTATGAAAGACCCGACCAATACATAACAGTTGATAAAAAATCTCCATTATATCATAAAGGTGATTTATGGAATCAAGTTTTAGATAGGGAATTTAAGGAATTTACATAAAATGTCACGACAACGAACCAGATTAAGTGATAAAGATTTTAAACTTCTAAAAAAAGAAGGAATGGGAATTTTAGGAGAGTCCGGCCATCTTTTTCCTACTTTTGGAAATAGTATAGAAGATTTCATAAAGTTTACTGTATATGATATGAATGATACATATCTTAAATCTGGTATCAGTGAAGATTTTGAGAATGATGGCGATAATATAAATTTAAAACCAGGCAATGATTTAAGAAAAATAGGTTTTTCTCGTGGTAATTTTAAAGTTAAGTATTTCTTTTATAGGAGATTAGCGGGATCAGATGAAATTGTTTTAACTAAAACTGTGGGTGATGAATCAGGAGTAGTACATAGTGGTAATCCACAACTTACTGGTTTACCAATGGGAGCTTTTTATGTAGATGATGAAGGTAAAGTATTTGAAGGAGAAAATCCCCCTACAGATGGAAGCCCACCAAGTGAACTTGATGTAAAAGAATATAAATTTTTCATTGATGAAATATCAGCAGATAGAATGGAAGTAAGACTTGCTACTCAGGCAATAAATTTAATGAAATATAAGAAAGAGTTTAATGAGTTATCAAATATTAATGGAGAATATAATCCAGTAAAGGGATTTGGAGATATTTTATCAGGGGGTGGATTGAATGGTATTGGTAAATTTAATGGAGTAGATGATTCTGGTTTTAAATTTGATGTAAAAGCAAATGGTGATCCTGGATTTGAAAAAAAATATGTAGGTGGAACTCTCGAAGTTGAAAATGCTTTTGTTATAGACCATGAGTTAAGTTCACCCACTTCGGAAAATTCAAATTGGTCATTAGAGGACCCCATTCCAGAAATAACAGTTGAAACTCAATATCCAAATTTAAATGCAACCATAGATGTTGCAGTAATGTTTTCAGCGAAAACAAGTGAAGGAAATATAGGACCCGAACAACTTTCTTATTATTGGGATTTTGGATGTGGTCATCAAGAGTTTGGTGGTCCCGAAATTACGCATACATACTCTATAGCAGGTGGTATGGAAGTGTCTTTAATATTAAATACACCCAATTTTACTGATACAGTAACATATGGACCCTTGATAGTCGGAGAACAAGGTGCTGATGATACATCATTAGAATACATACCAGATGGAAGTGTAGTACGTAAATGGACGACAGGACAAAATAGCCCATCAGGACCTTATTATCTAATACAAGAAGGTAAGAAAAGAACATTTGGTTCTGGTTTTTCTGAATGTGTAGAGTACTTGGAATCACAAGGTATAAATACTCATCCAACAAAACTTAATGATTTGGGAACGGATTTTGAACTAACTCCATTTGATATAACACCACATATTAAATATCTTGATGATCCTGTTATAAATGCAATTCCTGTAGGTCCCAATTTTACACAAGATGATTTGGCAGGAACATCTACAACCCCATTTTATAATATAACAGTTGAAGCAGGAACGGGAGGATCTGTAACTGGTCAAGGTAATAGTACTACTGGAGGTACTTTTGAAGAGAATAGTACAATTTATATTACAGCACAGGCAAGTGAAGGTATGGTATTTGTAAATTGGACAGATTCGAGTGGAGATAGTGAAATTTCTAATACAAATAGTTCATCAACATCAGCTGTAGTTAGAGCCGATTCTATTATAACAGCACATTTTCAATCTGAGGGATCACCAAATCAATATGATATAACAGTTGAAGCGGGACCAGGAGGAAGTGTTACGGGTGGTGGTACTTATCCAGACCAAACAGTAGTTGATATTACTGCAAATCCAGGTACTAATTATGAGTTTTCAGGTTGGATGGATACAAGTGGAGTTGTTACTGATGTGACTGATTCAACTACAACAGTACTGGCTAACCAACATGCAACTATCCAGGCCAATTTTACAGCAGTTCCAACATATACCTTATCGGTTACTGCAGGTTCAAGTGGGGGTGAAACCGCGAATGGAAAGGTATCGATAGATAGTAATTATTATGCAGCCGCAGATACTACTGTAACAATAGAAGCAGTAGAAGGATCAACTCATACTTTATATGCTTGGCCTGATACAATCGACCGCGGATTTGATGCTGATTATGCTGTTCAGGCGTGGGATGATAATGATGGAGATAGTGAATCATTAGAAATTACTATGCCGGCGAACATTGTATACAGAAACGTAACCTTTTCGATAGACTTTTAATGAAAAATCGAATAATATATTGGGGCGGTAATGAAAACACAATGATACCACGAATGGGAGCTTGTGGTGAAGGTGTTGATGTAGAACCTGGTGGTGCAGGTGGTGGGAGTGGACAACCTACTCCAGAAAGTCCTGCAGCAACTTCCACGGCCTCAGATGGACCAAGTTTATGGGATAAACTTAAAGGATTATTACCAGCATTAGCACTTGGAGCATTGGTAGCTGCTGCAATAGGTGGTATTGTTTTGATGTTAAAGAAAAATCGAGATGGTGGTGGTGGTGATTGGGATGCCAGTTTATCTGATGTTGAAAATTATGCAAATCTCGGATTCGATATAGAAGGAGCAAGAAATTCAAATCGTTCTGCAAATATTGGTTTAGATGGATTTGATGAAAACGGATTACCAAATCCTCCAGATTTTATAGGACAACAAATAATTGATGAAGATGGAAATCTTTGGGTATATAAAGACCCACCTGGAGCATGGATTAATTTTGGAGATGTTGAATCTCAATATATAACTGGGGATGATGAACAACTTCCGATTTATCAATCTTATGTTGGAAATATAATTGATGTTATAAATGATACAGAAATTGTCCTTGATGAAAGCTGGTTGTCAATGTCAAGGAAAATTAATAATGTAGCTGAATATGAAAACCTTTATCCACAATGGAAAATTAATTATCAAAATGAGAAAGATTTATACACTTATTTATTGTTTGACGATAATCAATCAAATCTTATTGTTAATTTTAAAAAGGATAGAGAAAAATATATTGAGTATCCACATTCAGTAGTTTATAAGTTATATGAACCATTACCTGATGGAATTGAAGAAGGTAATTTAACTTATGTTGTTAAGGAGTTGTCCCCATCTTATACAGAAACAGTACAGTTAGTAGATTTTGTAGAAGAAGATATAGACGCTGTAGTTTTAAGAAATCCAAGTTGGGATACAGGGAATCAAGCAGATAGTTATTATATTGAACGGGATACAAAATTCAAATCGTATAGTGATTTAGTTTCAAGTGATAAAAATATAAGAGAAGCGATAGAAAATGAAATTGTAAGTGGTAGTTTTATGGAAAGCATAGAACTTACTGGTATTGATTATTCTAATTGGGATAATTTTATACATTTTAGTTCTGTTGAAGATAGGTTAAAAAACTTTAAAACTAAATTACAGAAGATAGAATTATATACAAGTCAGAGTAATAATTTATTAGGTATTTCTGGATCATTAACATATGCACAAACAGCAAGTTTGTCTATGAAAGTACGTAAGATTAAAAATGAACTTACTCCATTTGAAGATTATATGTATTATAAAACTTCTTCATATGTTTCAAGTTCTATTGGAGTTTTTTATGATAATTCATGGCCAAAATCAGGAGGAACTGGTACTCAACTGGACCCATATATTATATATCCAGTTACAGCATCAGAGGCAATAACTTGGTATGATGCCCAAATAGTATCTGCATCTTTATATGATAGAAACAATAGAAATAGATTGTTACGTAACATTCCCGACCATATATTAAATGAAAGTGCAAATGCACCATTTCATACTTTTATTAATATGACTGGTGAACATTTTGATAATATTTGGTCATATATAAATGAAATCCCCCAGATTTATGATAGACGACAAAAATTAACTGAAGGTTTATCAAGAGATTTAATTTATGCGGTAGGAACTTCTCTTGGATTTTATTTGAACGATGGAAATGATTTAGTAGATTTACCAAGATACTTAATTGGACAAGAGGCCACAGGTTCAGATGCAAATACTTTTACAGAATATTCTTCAACCCCAGAGAGAGATATATCAAGAGAAATATGGAAAAGAATGATAAACAATATGCCATTTTTTCTCAAAACACGTGGAACTATTCGTTCATTTAAAGGATTGATAAATTGTTATGGTATTCCATCAAGTATTTTAAGAGTTAAAGAATATGGAGGTCCTGACCCAGATCCAGATACAAAACCATCATATTTTATAGATAGAAATTTTACTAAGGCGGTAGATTTTAAAGCTGGTCAATACATTCAGACAACATGGGTAAATGATACCAATAGTGGAAGAAAACCAGATACAATAGAATTTAGATTTAAAGCAGCGAGTGGTTCTAATCAAACTTTATTTCAGGCAGGAACAACTCATGGTTTTGCTATAAGATTAAAAGATAATGGTTCATCAGATAATTATGGGTCTGTTTCGTTTGTATTAAATGCATCCGCAGGAAGTAGTGCGGAATTAGAATCTACTTCATTACCAATTTATGATGGAGAATTTTATTCTGTAATGTTGACTCGTGTATCTTCAAGTGGGGCACAATTAACTGCAGATACTACATCACAGAGAGTAAAATATAGATTGATGGTGAAAAAGTATGATGAAGGTAGAAGTAAGATTTACTTAGAGTCAGATGAAT